CTATTTTTTAGTTATAGTACCTGTTTTTGCATCAATTTTAACATGGAACTCATCCTCAATTTCCCTCATGTACATGGTCGAAGTAGGTAGGTTCATTCTAGCCCCTTTATTTTGGTACTCCGCAAGCATGCGAGTAGTGTTAACATGGTTTACATCCAATCCGTTAGAAATGAACCAGTGTTGTGGTTTGCGGTTTGCGTCTAGTCCTCTGATTAAAAACATTGTAATTTCTCCTTTAGCTTCTGTTTTATTTTTATTATTTTGATTTGCATTATCTGAACCAGATAGTTTTGTCAATCCTTCAGAATTCGATGACCCACCAATACCGTTTGCTAAGTCTTTGGCAAGTTGGTCTTTACTAATACCAATGCGTGTTAAATAAGCGTAAGGGTCTTGATGGTCTCCCCAAAGGTTATCAGAAACCCATTTATGAGTTTTGATACCATTACCGGCTCCATCAAGAGTAAGAGGGATGCCGAATACTTTTGCTTGTTCACGCACAGCATTGATATAGTTGATATATGAAGAGCGTTGTTTAGCTGGGTCTGAATAATGAGAAAGTTCGATTTGGAACGGTGAGCGTTCATTAGCTGGACTCCCTGCGCCATAAGCAACATATCCAGGCTCTCCCACCAAATACACTTTATCCCAGCCAGCAATGGCATGTGTGTATGCATTTTGCCAGTTGTTGTGCATAAAACTCGCTTCATTTTCGGCACTATTATCACCTTGGTTATTATCATTGGCGGTATCGTGAATCACGATATATTGATTACTCGCCTTTTGTGACGAACCTTGACCTGGGCCGAGTAGGAACGTTTTATCGTAAATTGTCATTTATTCACCTTCTTTTTTATTATAAGATGCTGAACTGATGTGCATTGTAGCACCCAAGAACACTGCAACTGCATTTAAGGTTGCTACAATTGCATCAGTATTTCCCCAACTGTAAATATGCCCCAAGGCTGCCACAAAAACACTAGCCGCTGGTAATACTGTAATAACAATCCATTTTAAAGCGTTGTAAGCTTTGTTGCTAAAATTCATTTTAAATCTCCTTTTTATTTAATTAATTTTATAACTTCCATGATAATCGTATATATGGCCGCCGAAGCTCCACCAATTCCGAAAATCAATTTCCAAATGTTTGTTTTATCAAGCAACTTCAACTGAAACTGACGTTCATCTGAGCTTTCATTACCTTTAATAACAGCTTGCAAAATTTGCGCATTCTGTTCTGATTGACGAGTATTCTGTTCCCTTAAAAAACGGTTTGATTCATCTACACGAGCAAGTCCTTCGCTCATTTGTTTTTGCATTTCAACAGACATGTCGTTAAGTCGAGACAGTTCCTTGTCATGTTGCTTGAGCTTGTCCTCGTGCTGTTCCACAAGTTGTTCTAGTTCCATAACCCCTGCTTTCTAATTTTTATAATCAATGTAGCAACCCATCTTCAACCTCATAAACTTTTGATTGAAACTCTGATTCATCAGCCCGAACTGCTTGTCTATTTGCGTCATACAACTCTTGATTGGTAATGTTTCGGTTAAACATAGAATTTCCGCTGCCTTGAGGGATTTGAGCGCTAAAGTATGCCACTTGCTCTCCATTAATTGTTGAAACTCCTGTAACTGAAATTAATTGTGTAATTGTCAAAGCCATTTTATATTTCCTCCTCTAATTTATCCATAAGTAAGTCATAGATTTCTGCATCATATCCTGATAATTTAGTGTCAAGCTGGTCTAGGTTTGTAACTAAAAACTTAACCTTCTTTTTAATTTCATCAAGATTAATGGAAATTTCCTCATCAAACAATTCTTCTTGTTCTTTGATTCCTTGCTCTTTTGTATCTTCTGAAAATTCAACATTTCCATTTTCTAATCGAATGATTTCCCCATTATCATCACGTTTTCCAAATTTTTCGATAATATCTTCTAGATCTTCTTTGAGTTCCGTGTGCTTTTCCAACAATTTTTTGACAAGTTTTGAACGACATCTGCTTGCTTTGGGTGAAAGCTCAACTGCTGATAAAAAATTAATAATTGGTGCAAGTTCTTTATTTTTAAGCGATAGCATCTATTTTTCCTCTATATTTTCTAATTTTTTAGCCAATTCTTGAATGGCTAGCCAAGATAAGGATGACATAGCATACAAATTAACTGTTTTACCATCATTGATAATATCAGGCAAAGTAAATTGCTTTATTTTATTAACATCATCAATAATTGGCGACAATTGGCGTGCTTTTGGGTTATTCTTATATGAATATTCCACGATGTTTGTATCACAAATTTCTTTTAACGCATCACCCTTATATTCTCCCTTAACATTTTTCAAAGATAAACGAGAAACTGTGTTAAATGTTCCTGCTGCATTAACATTTTGGTTGAACCAAAAATACGAGCCACTCCGACCACCAGGCACACGGAAATTCATAGTACCAGCGTTCTTATCATATTGAATGCTGCCTTCTTGAATTCCCCCGCCCATCGCAAAATAACCATTTAGTGTTAAATCAGAATGATTAATTTGCGGATACCAAAGATGAACAGTGTCGTAGATATTCAATGATTCTTTAGCGACATTTGTGTTTGTTCCAATATCCATGTCACTGTTAGCTCTAAGCATGAACGTAGAACCATCAGCACGGGTCAAGGCTACATATTTAACCCCTGCGTTGTAGCCCCCAATATATAAACCTTCACTATTTCTTACGACACCACTGCTATCTTTCCACTTTCCAAAGATAATTTGAGCTTTGCCTTGCATTCTCATTCCGTCAGCTTGCACGTTAGTGTAAAAGTCAGCATTGAATAAATCTAGGCTTGTAGCTTGTATTTTATCGGCAGTAATTGAGTAGGCTGCAATCCGATTCGCGTTAAGCGTACCTGTTGAGATAGCTCCGGCATCTAAATTGATAATACGTACTGTTGCAGCGTTTATTATCCCTGCCGTTATTATCCCCAAATCAGCAGATATGGCCGCAAGGTTCGCAACATTGATATGTGTTGCGTTTATCGAATTAGCCCCAATCCTGTCAGCATTCAATATTCCTGTTGTTATATTTGCTGCATTAATATTCAACACGTTTATTTTAGCTGCATCAATTGTTCCTGCGGTTAATTTACTTGCTGACAAATCTTTTATTTTTGCATTGCCAATTATCCCGTTTTCAATATAAGTTTCACCAGTAATTTGAACTTTATTACCTGCGATCAATATTGACTCAGGGCTAATATTGATTTGATTGACAACATCACCCTTAATCACTCGTAAATTAATATCATCAGAAAGTTGTGTGATTTGTGATTTATTCATTCCGTCAGGAACGAAACTTCCAACATTCTTATCATTAACCATAATAGGCTGACACGCTAAGTAATGACCATAACCGTTTGTGGCGAACACAAAAGAAACTGTTTTTACATCAGGGTTAGTAAATGTAAATTTATCAGACAGCAAAACCCAAACATAATCAGATAAACTTGAATGAATATTGACGGTTTTCCATTCTAATCTATTACCAGATTCATCGTATCCCTCGACACCATAAGCAAAAAATCCCGCATTGGGAATATCTACCATTCTCATGATTGATACCGAGTACGCATAGTTTTTAAATACACCAATCGGAACTTTTTTACTTCTCGCAAAATTCCAACTTCCGTTAGGATTTTCTGGTAATTTAAACTCAATTGAATAATTACCGCCGATATTTCTTGCGGTTGTTTGCTTGTAACCGTTTTGCACTCTCCAACCGTCTATACTATCTTGAAATGTTGAATTATAAACAAGATTATTTTGGCCTGAACTACTTACAACGCTTGTAATTTGGTCAGATAGTTGGGTGATTTGACTTTTATCAGCTTTACTTGACACGGCACTAGCAATACTTGTTGCGGTACTTTGAATGGTGCTGTAATTAGTCAGTTGACCATTCGTCCATGACTGTAGGTCTTGTCTAATTTCAGTAGCTGATTGACTGATTTGACTTGCGACTGCTGTTTTATCAGCTTTTTTATCAACATCACTTTTTACATTTGCAATGGTTGTTGTGACTGAATCGACTCGCCCATCTACTAATTTAATCGCATTCAACGCACTTGTTGAATCATTCAGTGCTTTAGTGATGTCTATTTTTGCGGCATTTATAGTAACTGTGTTTGAGTTAGCTTTAGCGACTGCTGCATCTGCTTGTGTTTTAGCCGCGTTTGCATCAGACTGAGCTTGAGTGACTGCCGTGTTCGTTTGGGTAATTTTGTCGGTGACTTTTTTGTCTAAATCATTGATGGCCTTGTCTTTTTCAGCAAGAGCCGCATCAGTTTCTTGTTTGGCTTGGTCTAACTTATTTTGTAAATCCGCTTCAAAGTCATCTTGCCATGAAGTATCAATCAGATTGACCCAAGAACTACCATCCCACCGATACATAGTTGTCTTATCTCCATCTTTTTGGAAATATAGATCTCCACTCTTAGGCTTAGGAGGAAAACCATCTCCTGAATTTCCATAATAGTTAGTGTTTTTACCGTCCGCAGCTTCAATTGCGTAAATAGCTTTATTCACCGCATCTTGTGCAGTGAGTTGAGTATTAATTACTGCTGCGTGAGTTGCGTTAGTTGAATCACTAATGCCTGAGAAAGTTTGGCCAATAGTTACGGTACTATTTTCAGGGCTTTCCATGTCGATTGTTAGTTTGCTTATTAAGAAATCTTCATCCAAAGTATGGTACTTACTTGTTGCTTTTACATAATGAAGAATCTTAAATTTATCTAACGATAAATCAATTAAACTAAGGTCAAACGCTTTAAGTTCAAGCGTATAGGTTGGTTTTATGAGTTTGGCCAACTCTTTTTTGGCATTTCTCATTAATGCCTCGACTGTTGTCACATCATCCCAAATGACTGTCCGATAAAGATAACCAAAAGCTTGGACTTGTTTTTCATCATAGAGATAATCTTTTCCATTATTTGCGCTTGCAATTGTAAGGCGTTTACCCGTGTCGCTTCCGTCTTCTGCTTCTATTTTGGCACCTAGAGGAACAATCGCAGTCGCTATATCTTCACCTTTTATAGTTTCTGTTAAGTCAAGCAAGTTTTTTCCTTGCTCAATTCCCTGGTCAACTTTAAATGGTGGGTCCTCATAATAATCTAAATATGTGATATTTTTAGATTCATCATGTTCCAGGTAAAAATATCCTCCCAAGAGACCGAAAAGCTTATCGTTAATTTCTTGCAAGGTATTAGGATAGTTACTGTTTGCTCTAACAATCAAGTCATTAGGGTCAACAACTGTCACATTTCTTACAGTGAACTGCAGACGTTTATCAACTTGCCCATTATGTTGCTTGACCAAAAGTTGAAGATAATCATAGACAGAACCTTTGAAATCATAAGGCCTGACAATTGAATCATTGAAAAAAGATAACTCTCCCTCACAAGAGACCTTTTTCTCGTTATCCCACCCCTTTACATCGTCAAGAATTCGACCTCTAAAAATAAGGTCGTTATCATCGTAAACTTTGATGATGGGGTTAAATTTCAAGATGTTTTTGTATTCTGGGTGGTCTGGATAAATTTTAAAATCAAAACTGGAAGCCTTATTAGCTTCCAGTTCTACTTTAGGTTGATGGAGAAGATAGGCATCTTTTAAAGGAGTAAAAAGCAACCTATCATCTATTTTTGCTGTAAACATCTATAAGCTTGCCTCCTGATAAGTAATTGTGATTGCGGCATTTGTTCCAGTTATCGAAAGATTATTTGTTCCTTGTTTCAAAACAAAATCCAAAATCTCCGTTTTCCCAATAGGGATTGCGACTGTTTTCTCTTCAAACCTCACAGTTAAAGCTGAAGTGGTATCAATCGTAATAAGTGCAGACTTTCGCTCGTTCTCTAAAGGAACTATTTTTGTACCGCTGATTGTACTTTTTAAGATTGTCGGAATCGTCTTGTATCGCCAAGGTTCTAGTGTCGCTGAGATTTCTAAAGTAGCAATACTTGTTGAATCATCATACTTACCAACTGAAAAACGACCTTTTAAAAAATACCCTTTATCATCTGGAAGCTGGATTTTTAGTTCTTGGCCGTTAATCGCATTTGATATTGTATTTTTCAATAATTCCCAAGCGCTTCGACTTTTAGTAATCGGGAAAATAAGGCTAGTTTTAAATTCTCGTGAATCAAAATTAACTTGTCCCGTAAGTGCTGAAGTCAAATCAAGTTGACCATCAGCCCCAGGGATATCGACGTACTTTGTTTTCGGTTTGGCAGAATCAAGAGTCCATCCAGACTGAATAAAACAACCCCAATCTGTAAAAGTATGATATGAACCTATGACAAATTCTCTTACTTCATTCATACTGTCCTACCTCTTGCCTTTCTTTTTGCATTATCTCCCAGCGCTCGGTCTATCTTATCCGCAAGTTTTCCAACAAGTGTGCCATCATCTAAACGAATTTCAAAATCAAATCCAAGAAGACTCAAAATTTCAATGAGTTCATCAAGTTTATCTAGGATAGCTTGTTGATCAGATTGCATTGTTTCAGAAATACCTCGACCGATGCC